TTTGCTGGGTTGCTCATGCCTTGGGAGTCCCCATCCAAGTTCTGGATCAAACCTCATCGCGGTCTGTTGATCGCCTTTGATGCCAGAGCGATTCATTTTCAGAAACCCTACTTTGGGGAGCAACCGTTCATGAATATTCTTTTCAATATCAAAGTGGAGCGCATCCATGGCTGAGTTCCGCATCTATGTGATCAAGCTTGACGGCACAGAAGACTCGTTGGTCTACAACAACCAAACTTCTAGCCTTGCTTGGAGCAATGGCCAGTCGGTCGTTCCAGTCAAAGCGCGCGCTTGGCGTGATGCGACGGTGGTTGCCAAAGATCAACCCGGTCGCAAGGGCAATGTGCGAGTGCTCAAGATCAGTCTTGGCCTGCTTTGCAATTACGCCTGCACCTACTGCTCACAACGGTTTGTGCCGCATGCAGATCAAACCAATCCAGAAGACGTTGATGCGTTTTTGAGCTCATTGGTCGATGCGCTGATTGAACCTCCAGAGCGCATTGAGTTCTGGGGTGGCGAACCGCTGGTTTACTGGAAGACCTTAAAACCACTGGCTGAGCGGTTGAGGGCGTTGTACCCCAAGGCTCAGTTCAGCATGATTACCAATGGCAGTCTGTTAGATGCAGACAAGAACGCATGGATTGACCGTTTGGGATTCTCAGTGGGGTTGTCGCATGATGGCCCTGGTTATCACGCACGCGGTGCTGATCCTTTGGATGACCCACAAAAGCGAGCTGCCATCTTTGATCTGTACGCGCGCTTGAAGCCTGAGGGTCGAATCAGCATCAACGCCATGATTCACGCCAACAATCCAAGTCGCGCGCATGTGCAGGCATGGCTGCGCGAACGCTTTGGTGAGGATGTCGTCATTGGCGAGGGCGCTTTCATTGATCCGTATGACGAGGGTGGATTGGCTTCCACGTTTCAGACTTCAGGGGAGCGCGTCACTTTCAGTGCCTTTGCGTTCAAGGAGTTGCGTGCAGGTGCGGTGACCAGTTTTGATATCGGTCGCAAGAAGATCATGGACTTTGTGGAGTCTGTGGCCCAAGGCCGTCCTGCCAGTGCGTTGGGTCAAAAGTGCGGCATGGACCGCACCGACAACCTCGTTGTTGATCTAAACGGCAATGTGTTGACTTGCCAGAACGTGAGCGCAGCCGCTGTAGCTCCAAACGGTGAGTCACACAAGATTGGGCACATCTCTCAGCTTCAAGCAGTCAAGATGCGCAGCGCCACGCATTGGAGCAAGCGAGACGGTTGTTCAAATTGTCCTGTGCTTCAGTTGTGCAAAGGCTCATGCATGTTTTTGGACGGCCCCTTGTGGACAGCAGGGTGCGATGCCTCCTATGCCGACAACGTGCCGTTTTTAGCCGCAGGCATTGAGTTCCTTACTGGCTGCTTCCCGTTCTACATCGAGGGCGATTTCCCGCAGGAGCGGCGAGATATCTTTGGATTGGTCAGTGAGCACTCCGAAGCGAAAGAGCGTCGTGTCATCCCGATCAAGGTAGAGCATGCCTGATGTGACGTTGAGTGATGCGTTGAAAGAGGCGTACGCGAGTTCACCTTCAGATGTGGTGATCCTGCACACCTTAGAGCTGCGTCACCCTGACTTTAAAAACGAGTCGGGCGTGACAACAGCTATCCGGGTGGTGCGAGATCAACAAGACCTCTTTGCACGTCTCGAAGCTTCGGCACCGTTGAATCCAAACCAGACAGTGAGGTTTGTAGCCATGGGGTTTGATTTGGATTTGCCGCCTGTGGACATTGCACCTGTTCCTGAGGTCGTGCTGACCTTGGATAACGTCTCTCGCGAGATCGTCAAACACCTTGATGCTGCGTCTGAGTCAGAAGCTTCCATCGAAGTCACTTATCGCCCGTACTTGTCAAACGATGTCGAGGGCCCGCAGATGGATCCTCCCATCACGTTGGTACTGACTGAGGTGGAGGCTGATGTGATGCGAGTGACCGCAAGGGCGCGCATGGTCGATATCGGAAATAAAGCGTTTCCAGGTCGGTTGTACACCTCGACAGAGTTTCCGGGACTTGCCCGGTGATGGGTAAGTCATGAAACCAACAAACGGCTACTGGGCGCACCGATACATAGGTCGCCCATGGATAGCAGGCGGACGAGGCCCCGAGTCATTTGACTGCTGGGGCCTTTTTTTATGGGTGCAGAGAAATCACTTCGGACGGGAGCTTCCGCTTATCCCAGTGGATGCAATGGATCTGCGTGTGGTGCTCAAGACATTCAACGAACACCCCGAGCGAAAACGCTGGCAGCGTGTGCCAACGCCAAAACATGGGGATGCCGTGCTGATGCGTCAGTCCAGATATCCGGTGCATGTCGGTGTTTGGCTAGACATCGATGGTGGAGGCGTGCTGCATTGCGCGCAAGGTGTGGGGGTGGTGTTTCAGGACTTGTGGGCGCTTGACCGTCATGGTTGGCGAGTCGAGGGGTTTTATGCATTTCGAGGTGAGCCATGCCAAGCAGCAATGATGGTGTCGTAGTTTGGCTCCGAAACCCATTCGATCCCCAAGAGCGTGATGTCCATCACGTTCAGGGTAGTCCAACCATCAGCCAATGGATGCACCAAGAGCAGGTCGTTTTTGAGCAACCAACGCTGGTACTCAAGAACGGCAAGCCAGTGCTAATGGCTGAACGCTGCGTGACCCTCATTGAGGCTGGAGATGTCATTGCACTGGTGTCGCTGCCACAAGGAGGTGGAGGCGGGGGTAAGAACCCGTTGCAGACTGTTCTGATGATTGCCGTCTTGGTTGTGGCGAACGCCTATGGCGCTGAGCTGGCCGCATCCTTCGGATATTCAGGCGCAGTAGCGACTTCGGTGGCATCAACCGCAATTGCTGTGACAGGTTCCATCATCGTGAATGCCTTGGTGCCGTTACCAAATCAGAGCCTGCCCAATGCCACAGCCAGCTCATCTTCACCAAGTCCAACTTACTCACTGCAGGCGCGTGGCAACTATGGGCGCCTGTCCCAGCCGATTCCTGTTGTGTATGGGCAGCATCTGATTTATCCGGATTTGGCAGCGATGCCCTATACGGAGTACGTCAACAACGAAGAGTACCTGCACCAGCTCCATGTGATTGGCATTGGGCATTTCCATTTTGAAGAGCTGTCGATTGATGACAGCCCCATTGCATCGTTTGAAGAAGTGCAGGCACAGGTCATCGAGCCGGGTGGTCAAAACACCTTGTTCAACAACGATGTGGTGACAGCGGCTGAGGTGACGGGGCAGGAGTTAATTGCCGTCGCTGATACGGGCGGCAGCATCATTGGTCCCTTTGCGCTCAACCCTGCGGGGACCCAAGTTAATCAGATTGGCATTGACGTTGTAATGATGCGAGGCTTGTACTACGCGACTGATGGTGGAACGCTGGATAGTCGAACCGTTCAATGGCAGGTTGAGGCAAGAACCATCAATGACGATGGTGATGCCACCTCCGGATGGCTTCATCTTGCCGATGAGTCCTACTCGGCAGCTACCAATACAGCTCAACGTAGAACCTACAAATATGGAGTGGGTGCCGGTCGCTACGAGGTGCGTGTTCAAAGGCTAGACATCAAAGACACCAGTACCCGTGCGGGGCATGAGCTTCGCTGGGGGCAAGCAAAGGGCTATCTGGTCAATCCATCATTGCCATCGGACTTGACCTTGCTGGCATTGCGCATGCGCGCAACGGATAACTTGTCGCAGAGATCATCTCGTTTGGTGAACTGCCTAGTCACTCGAAAGCTCCCTGTTTGGTCAAAGACCACAGGATGGAGTTCACCTCAAGCTACTCGCTCGATTGCTTGGGCATTTGCAGATGCAGCGCGCTCGAGTTACGGGGCAGGGTTGCCTGATGCAAAGATTGACTTGAATGCACTCGCTCGACTGGATGGGGTGTGGTCTGCGCGTGGTGATACGTTCAATGGCGTGTTTGACCAGAACCTAACGGTTTGGGACGCCATGGGGCAGATTGCCAGAGCTGGACGTGCGCTTCCGTTCCTGCAAGGCGGCATTGTGCGCATTGTTCGAGATGAACCCAAGACCATCCCTGTGGCCTTGTTCTCCACCCGAAACATCGTGCGCAGTAGTTTGAAGATTCAGTACGTGATGCCGGGAGATGCAACAGCGGATGCGGTCACGGTTGAATACTTCAACCCCAAGAGCTGGAAGCCTGATGAAGTCACGGTGGCCCTTGCGGGTTCGGCCCTCTCTAAGCCTGCTCGCTTGAAGCTCTTTGGTTGTACCGACAAGTCTCAAGCGATGCGCGAGGGCAGGTACATCGCGGCGGCCAATCGGTATCGCAGACGAATCATCACTTTTAGGACAGAGCTTGAAGGGCTGATTCCGACCTATGGGGACTTGGTGGCCATCAGTCATGACATGCCCAGCTGGGGTGTCAGTGGTGAGGCTTTGTCATGGGATGGTGCATCCAAGGTGTTGGTCTGTTCGGAGCGCTTGCCTTGGCAGACAGGAGCGAATCACTACATCGCTTTGAGACGCGTAGATGGTTCTGTGACAGACCCGATTGGTGTGACGCGTGGAGTTACTGAACGACATGCCGTGCTGCAGCAAACGCCGAGCATTGCAATTCAAACCGGTGGAGGTGAGGAGCGAACGCACTTTGCATTTGGGGTGGGGCAGACCTGGGCCCAGATGGCGCGCGTCATGAGCGTGAAACCTCGAGCTGATTTGGTGGAGGTGACCTGCGTTGCCGAAAGCGCTTCCGTTCATACCGCTGATCAAACATAAACGAACGAGTTGTTCACAACCCGCCTTGAAGTGATTCAGGCGGGTATTTTTTTGGGAGTTATCAAATGCCAGAACCTACGAGTAGCGGAGTGGCAGGAGCCGCCGCTGCATACAAAGCCTTTGGTGGAACGGCTGCTGCCGCAGCCAGTGGTGCAACGCTTGCTGCGGTCGTTGTCATGCTCATGACGCCGCCTCGCGATAAGCGCGAGTGGACAGTGGGGTTGATCAGTACGGTGGTCTCAAGCATTGGCGGTGGTGCGACCACGATTGAGTATTTCCAGCTTCACCACTGGGCGTTCTCAACGGTGGGCCTATGCGCCATGGGTGGTTTGATCTTTGCCTGCGGCTTGCCCGGCTGGGCATTGGTGCGGTGGATTTTTAACTTCATAGAGGAAAGGCGCGATGCCTCAATTGATGAGGTTGCCAAAGATGTGAGGGAGATGCTATGAAACCACAAGACTTCATTTCGCTGATTGGGCCTGCAGCACAGGCTTGCAGCAAGTCCACGGGCGTACCTGCCAGCATCACGGTTAGCCAGGCGGCGCTTGAGTCTGGCTGGGGTGAATCAGGGCTCACCAAGACGGCGAGGAATCTGTTCGGGATTAAGGCAGACAGTTTGTGGCGCGGTGAGACCGTGACGCTTGACACAAAAGAGTTCATCCGAGGGCAGTGGGTTGTCGTGCCCGCTAAATGGCGCAAATACCCCACATGGCAGGCCAGTGTGGATGACCATGCTGCATTCTTGAAGAGCAACCCACGCTACAAAGACTGCTTCCTGTGCGTCTCAGCTCAGACCTTTGCTCGAGCACTCCTAAAGGCTGGATACGCGACAGATCCTGACTATGCCGACAAGCTGATCCGTTTGATTGGTACCTACGGCTTGGCTTCATTAGACGGGGAGGGCGTATGAGCTGGATTCGTGCGTTCCTCGAATTGAATAAATCCTTGCTTTTTAAGGGGCTGCTGCTTCTCATGGCGTTTTTACTAGGCCTGCAGATGGGGGAATACCGTCTGCAGCGCCAGTGGGATGCTGAGAAGCAAATCGTGCAGATTGCACAAGCAAAGCAAGAGCAACACGCTGCCGATGTGGCTCATGTTCGAAACCAAATATCTAAGGAGATCTCTGATGACTATCGCAAGAAGTCGAACCTATTGGCTAGTCGTGCTGTTGTTCTTGGGGCTGAGCGGGTGCTCGACAAGTCCGAGCCCAGCTCAGCCCGTTTGTCCGCCGTTCCCACAGCTCCCCAAAGAGTTGATGGACGCACCTCCGACATGGTATTTGTTGCCTCCCATGATGGAGTCGAAGTAAGTTGTTCACAACTAATCAAAGATTCCGAGCAAACGACATTAATGCTGTACGAAATTCAACGCTGGAATGAGCGAATCGCATCCTTGAAATAATAATCACTTTAGTATTTGTGTTGAGTGAGAATTCGTTTGGATGGCTATGAAACGTATCCCAGTCGACGGCGAGTAAATGCCGAGCTGCGCAAGCAGAAGGCCTCGCTCCTACGTCCTGATCTGTTCATGGCGTATGAGCGTTGGAGGAATTTTCAAAGTTACTTGTGACTTAACCTATTTTCAAGGGTACCAGTGCGGTGCCCGCATGCAGCCTGCAGTGTTTGTCAGCCGAGCAGCCAAATAGCCGGCGCCCTGTATGTCCTGGCTAACTTTTCGGAGATCAGCAAATGCCCTGCGCTCTTCGTCTCCTGAATCTTTACTCAATAAATGATCGGCACAGATTTGAACAATTAGGGCAAAAAAATCCATCTGTGCGGTGGGTAATCGCACTGTGCGCAAGACGCCACCGACGCAATCGGTTGACTCACAACCGAGTTGAAAGGTCTCAGACACTTCCTGGCCACGTTCGTTGTAGCTTTTAAGTTGTGCGTGAAATACCGGGTGACCGATTTCGTCTAAGGCGAAATCGTAGTGAGCGCCGTAAACGTGTTCAAGTCCTCTGCGGGTCTTGCGAAAGTATCCAACTTCAGTTGCGAAGCTGACAGTCTTCAGCGTGCTTGGCGGATTGAGTGCAGTTTCATCAAGATAAATGCGACCTGTCGCCACGATATATATGTCAGTCGCACCATTTGCGCGCTCTGGAACATTGAAAGTCACATTCGTTATCTCAAAGCCAATTTGACCTGCAACCTTGGAGTGTGTGATCAATTTAAAAAGTCCCTCCGCATCTGCCGGGCGGATGGCGGGCATGTTTAAGCGTTGCAGTTGGGGCTGAATGTTGTTCCACTGTTGTATGAGCAACTTTCGAGCCGTCAATTCATTGCGTGTCATGGATGTCATCACATTCCCAGAATTGGTGCCCACTCTTCATAGAAGTCTCGCTCGAATCGAGCCAATCGTGCCCCAGACGGAATCCAGACATTGGAGACAATTGAACAATCCGAGCGTTGGCATACAGCTTTGCGTGAAAATGGGCACCAAAAGCCACCATTTTTTCCGTTACATCGGAGGCAGTCTGTGGATTGTTTCAACGTGGTTTGCAGCGCAGTTTCAACTCGAATTCTGTTGTACTCACCAGTACTCTCAAACTGCATGTCTTCGGACACTTTCTCGTCGTACTGAGCGAGAACTTCATCCACAGAATGAGTCCAATAGTAGGAGTCCAGTTCGGAAAATGGACCTTTGAAAAGAGCTGGTGCGAACATCGGCAAGTACTTTTCTTGGTCGGATTGGTTCACAGCTAGGTATGCAGCAAGGGCTTCAGAACTTACGATGGGTCCCGGAAAGCGCAGCACAGCGTTATGAAGCAAGTGTCCCATGATGTACGCAAGCAATGTCGCTTTGCGGGATGGATCCGGGGTGACGTCTCGATGAGCTGTCTCAACAAACTTGTCAATCAACGCGCTGTTTGCACCTCCATAGCGGGTACCGTATTGAGAAAATTGACTCTCTAAATGCCCAACCCCTAACATCAGAGCCAATGCCGCTGCAGGGCTCCTCTGCTTGAGTAGTACGGGGTTGCTGTCAATGTTGGCACGGATTTCAATGAAGCCACGAAATACACTAGCAATGAAGTCAACAGCTGCATCGTTGGACTGGATGGGGACTCTAAGCTCAAAAAGATTGGGCTCAGTTGCAAGCGAGCTAGCATTGCCGCGCGAAAAATCCCCTACTGGAATGCCTTTGACCTGACACCAATCAACTACGGTCGCTCCAAAAAAACCAAGTTGGCCTTGCTGCGTCAAATCGTAGTCAGTGACTACCAGTCTGACATCGTTATCTTGTACAAGTTGCTCAAACTTCTCCAAAGGCCGTTCGGTACTGTTCGGAACCCAGGGTACAACATTTGCCGTCTCTCCAAGTTTCTGCGCCAGTGCTTCTGCTAGCGGAGCTAAAAACTCTGATTTATCGTCAATCAGCAGTATGGTCTGCTTCATTTTTACTCCCCGATTGGAAATTTCACTTCAAAGCATGTTTCAAACCCCGGTGGTGGTTTTACTAAATTCACAGTTCCACCAAACGCTTTCGCTCCCTTGCGAACCAATGTCAACCCAAGCCCCATTCCAGATCCTAGGGGATCACGATTGCTTTCTGTGGTTGTAAACAATGGATCGAATATTCTTTCCGCCAGAGCTGATGGAATACCAGCGCCTGTATCTGATATTTGCAGTTTGTGAATATTCTTTTCGTTCCACGCTCGAACTGCAATTTCACGCGCTGGCGCACCGGAGCGTGCAGTTACAGCTTTTAGTGCATTTGTGTAGAGATTTAGAACGATGCCACTGTAAAGGGATATCGGAATTCTGGGTGTCTTAACATCCGCTGCGACGTCGACTTCCACATTGATTTTTCGATCAGTCGCATACTTTCCGAATACCTTCAGTACCTGCCGGATTCTTGGGGCTGCGGGAAGCGGGTTGGAAGGAACAATGGATGTACCTTTTATGTACCCCTGTGAATACGCGACAAAATCCTTGAGTGCCGTAATGTGGGTTTGAATAGCGGTTGCCTGTTTGGCGATGCTGGCATCACGCTTGCCAAGCTTTGACAATATCTCGTGGGAGCGCTCTAAATCATGAATCGCAGTTCCAAACTCATGAGTCATAAATCCGGCGACTACGCCCAATAGGCTCATTACTTCAAGGGCCGTATCCCGACTTTTGACCAAATTATCATGGCGTTCGGTGGCTTCTTGGACGTTTACTAGGCGCTTAACAAGTGATGCTTTCTCAGAAGATGTGAGGTTAGCGTTGGTTCGGACCTGCGCGATGGCTTCCGCTGTTTCGTTCTGAGCGATTTTTGCAAGATCAGCAATTTCGCGTGCCTCTGTTTCTTGCTGCAATTCTCTATCTGCATACGCAATCGCCTCTACGGCGCTGCGAACGGCATCGACAAGCTGCAGATACGCCTTGTTCTGAACAAATCCTTGGCGATCGGCGGTTGCAAATAATCCTATATCTCCTTGTTTCTCCTCGCTGCGAACCCCAAATACTTGTACGGCCCCGACTAGCTGGCTTGGGTGTGGCAGGCGGAGCATGTAGTTCAACGCTGTGGATCGCTGAGTTTCTTCATCCATTGGGAAATGTCGCCGTGCAAGACTTGACACTGGATTGCGCTCATTTCGCGACGCGTCCGCAGCTAACCTCAACCAATCGTCACCCGAAGTGCCATATGGTAAAACGCGGAAGTCACGATCAAAGACCGCAACACCAGAATGATTTTTCACCCAGGCACGAGCTTCGCGGCCATCAACTGGCATGGCAGTAAATGTGCCTTTTCGAGCCGGAAAAAATCTGATATCGGCGTAGGCTTGGTCAAACGTATTTTCATATACGTCATTGATTTTTAACCATGCTTTGCGCTCGCCCCGCCGATACAGGCGAAGCGCCAAACGGCCACCTCGTACAGAGACTATGCAGCGGAAGACATAATTTTCAAGTATCTTCTCCGCTACCGACTCCTCTTTCTCTTCATCTTCATCTTGGGAGTAAATGACAAGATTAAATCCAGTATCTAAGCCTTGGGGGGGATCTGGCAAGTCAAGAAGATCGTCTTTCTCATTTTTTCGAAGCAAAACTTGGTACGGGGATAGCAACCCAAGAGATGCTGTCTGTACCTGCTTAAAATCAATATTCTCTGTGCTTGATCTCAGCTGAGTGATACGCAGAATTGTTCCGAGTGGGGTGTCATCTGATGCCCTGTGTAATTTGTAGGGTACTTTGACTGTTCCTAGGTCTTCATTGAGATCAAATTGAGGCCAATCGAATTTTGCAATCAATGTTGTATTGCACTTTCGAGCGGTGTCATAGGCTGTAGTTTTTAACTCTAAATGCTGACCTAAGTAGCGCACAGCGAACCGTCCAATCCCCTTCTCTCCAGATATCGGTCGCTTGAACTTATTACTGGTTGCTTTGGATTCTTTCGAGCTTGTACCGATCCGCATCCAACCTGTTTGGAATTCTTTTAACGTCATTCCGCAACCGGTATCGGTAACGGTTATGTGCTCGGGGTAATTGTGGGCAACGGTACACGATGGGGAATCGGCGTCATACGCGTTCTTTACCAGTTCAAGCAACGCTACCTCAGGGTGTTTAACTAAGCGCTCACCAAATTCCCGAATAATGCGGCTTTCAATAGTGAAGGATTCTTCCCCAGAGTCGAGAATAGGATTTGATGAGGTTGTGGTGGGTAGGGCTGTTTTCACGATTCGGTCATCGAGTTAAGCAACGAGTTGATTTGGTTGATTTCTAATTTAAGTAGGCCATTTGCGTGCGGAACAACGCGCCCTTTATAGTCTTCGCTGCGAAGAAATTGAGCAATTTTTTTAGTGGTTTTTGCGTCACTTGTACCGTAAATACCACATACCCCTCCGAGTGCCATCGCGCCGACCTCATTGCGAACTACTTTGGGGCGCACCCTAAACCCAGTGGCCATGAGAAGTGCTGGTTTTTGGGGCATAGTGAAGGCCCACCAGACGTCGCGTTTAGTACATGTACTTGTTTGCCTTCCTTTGGCTGGTACGCTGTCCAAATAACGCTGCAGCTTGACCGATGGTTTTTTGTCAGTCCTTATCAGCCAGCATTTTTTTCCTGCATCAATAAAATCTCGCTGAAAAGTAGCTTCATCAAGAAGCTCTGTTTCGTTGGAGATAGACTTCAGGCTAGTGACGCAGTGGACTACATCTGTACCAATTTTCAAGCCACATCTTGCTCGTTCCCCCTCAGTCAGCGTGAGGTAGGTCTGTGTACCTGGACTTAGTCCGCGTTTTGCACGTATCAAGGCCTTCTTTGAGCGATCGTATGACAGCAGCTTGCGGTTGCTGCCCGTTAGAGCGCGCATTAGCGAAAAGCTCTCGTCTTCGTTTTCGCGGTAGTAGTGCCAGACACCTTCCCGTGCCTTCTTGTCGACGATGGTTATCGAACAAGTAGTAAGGACACGGTCAAATGTCTTGTCGCCCAAACGGTAGACATCTACATTCCAGCCACATTTTTTAATGTACTCGCGCAAGGCTTCTGAGGATGGTCTAGACACCCACTCGTAGGGTATGACCAAGGCAACCAAACCATCCTCTGCGGTGCTCGCCAATGACAGCAGAAAGAAATACTGCCAAGCGTTGGCAAGACCAGATACCTTCACTCCAATTCGCTGTTGAATTTTTGCCGCAGCTTTTTGTCTCCAGCCTTCAGGCAGATCTTGATTTCGAACATAGGGCGGATTGCCGATCGACAAGCTCGCATCACAAATGTCTTCAGAGAATGCACAGGCATTTACTACCTCCGCATGCCCAGGCAGATTCTTCAGGGAGCATCTAGAGGGATCAATCTCGTATCCCACGTATGACTTGTAGTGACCATATTTTGCAAAGCGGGCATCACCCGCACCAAAATCGACAACCTTGCCAACAGGGCCTCTTATCTTGTTGACGATATCCCAGACTTTTCTAACCAAAGGGCTCGGCGTGTCGACCTGACATCTATCAAGGTAGAGCGCGGCTGTTGGCGACACACCCAGCGCTAATAAAGCGTCGTCCATTGCGCGGAAGCGAGGCGAATCGTAGGTCATTGTTAAGAAGAGATTGCGTTTTGCTGCACGTCGTTATTTAAATTGCGACTTAGCTTGCCGTGGGCTGAGGATACGTCAAAAAAATGAGTGATATGATTATATAATAAATATTTTATTGCAATTAAAATTGAAAGCAAGTCTTGACTCGTTCGTCGCAAGGTAGTGCGGTCGGTACTTTTTCGCTCCCGGCGGGCGAAAGGGACCGCATTGAGCGTATTCGATTGCGACTGGCACGTTCTGGGCACCTATTGAATCGGAGCGAAGTGGTGCGTTTAGCGTTGCTAGCATTGGAGGATGTCGGCGATGACGTTGCCGAGGTACTGGTCAGTCGTCTGGAGCGGCAGCGACCAGGGCGACCTCCAGCTAAGTCGTATTCGATTGATCGTGACTCCGGAAGTTCCTGATGCTGCTGGCAAGATTGACGGGACGGTTGGGACTTCTTGCAGTTGGTGCTTGAGAAAGGTGCGGCTTTGCATTGGAGGTGACACTGTTGAAGTCATCTTGAAAACCTGATCCAGCTGCCCGCTCGACACTGCGTTATCGGCCTGTCCCATGCGACGACTCCGGGGTGATCGCCTTCATCCGCAGTCACATGGCAATCAATCACGTCTTGGGTTTGATAAGGCCGGTTGCACCAGGGTAACTTTCAAGCCAGGCGCACGCATTGACTGGCACACCCATCCTGCTGGCCAGATTCTGGTTATCACTGCGGGCTGCGGACGTGTGCAGCAAGAAGGCAATCTTGTGCAAGACATCCGTCCCGGTGATGTGGTGACCATTCCAACGAATATGGGGCATACATGCACCTGCGGCCAAGGTGTCCCGCTGGTCGGCCTCAGTAGGATGCCGAAATGGTGCACTCACAGAGTAATTTTCGGATTGGTGCCTTCTGCCGCTTCACTGTCTCGGATGCGATTAGGGATGTCCCAAGATGTCAGCAAGTGTGCAGCCGCGGGCAGGACCATGGACTTCCACGAAGTGTCGCCGTCTGCCAAGAGGCGACGAATTGCAGTTCCATCGAACGGCTTTTTCTCGCATTGCTCTAGCACGACTACTGCGTAGCCTTCATTTTTGAGTCGTCGAATTTTTTCGTCGTTCCACGCGTAAAGCCGCGTAGTCGCGCACGTCAACGACTTGCCGATGTAGTGCTGCAGTATGCCCGGATCATCGATCGGAAATGGCGAGAACTCGATGCGTTTGTCCGAGATGCCAAGTTCGCGGCAGCATGCCCGGATCAACACCGTTCGTTCGAGGTAAGTCAGCGGATTCGCAGAGGCGCGATTTCTGTGTTCAACCCCGGGGAAGCTCAGTGGCACGGGCGTCGGTGCGGCAATGCCGATCACGAGCGACTCCCATTGAGCCAGAGCGGCTTGCAGGTAGTCAACATGACCAAGATGAAATGGCTGGAATCGTCCATGGATGCAACCTATGGAAGATATGTTTTGAAATTCCATTTTTGCTCTCTTGCTGACTCCCACATTTCGTCGAAAAGCCCTTCCAGCGCTCCATAAAGTTGCTGGTCAGGGGCCCTGTCACCGGGGCGCTTCAACACCACACAGGAATTGCTCTTCTGTTCATACTCGTTCATACCCGGCAACGCGGCGGTCTCGGTGTAATGTCCCAACCAGCATACATCGCCATTGGCAAACATAAGCCGCAAGCCCGGTCGCTCCTGATAGAAGCGCACCTCGATTTCACCACTGAACTTGGATTTGACCCGTTCGATTTTTTCGAGCGAGTCCGCCTGCTTTGCCTGAAAGGCGGTCCTGTTCAAGCCGCGCCGCGAGGCACCTGTCTGCAGCCAAGAAGCGACCGGAGACACCAACAACAGGCGTACAGGCTTCGAAGAGGTGCCGCATCTGGCGACCATTGCCTGGAAAACATCGAAGTCACGCGTGAGCTTTTCCGCACCGACGCCCAGAAACGAAAAGCCACTGTTGGCTTGCATAAGAAAGTTGCGGAAGTCGGTAACTCCCGGCTCCTCGATCGCACCATGAACTCCGGCTGTGCGCAACGCCTTCAAGTTTTTGTGCGTCTGAATAGCCTTGAAGGCAGCGGGCAATAAGCTCAACGTGAACAGCAACATCATCCACGGCGTAACGACGCCCAGAAAGACGGACGAACCGACGATAGCTAACGGCGGCAAAGTCAAGACCAGCCATCCTAAGCCTGACACGAACTTGCTCGTGCCTGTCCAGCGCTTAAGTGCCGACCAAATCAGTCCCAAAACAATCTGTAGGACCCAGAAGAGGAAGGACGCGTACAAGTTTTGATTGATGGGGACTGTCCATTCCCCGTTCACCCATGGATAGCTCACGCTCACTCCTCCCTGGAAAATATGTCAACGAAAAATTCGGACTCCAGCAGCAGGCGAGACCAAGAAGTGAAATTGCGATAGTTGGCGCGAATATCGGAAACGCGTTCGAAAGCAGCGTCTGCGATCAGACCAGGCTCCAGCACCTTGATTTCTTCCTTGGCGGGTACTAGGTAGACGAGTCCGAGGTGCTGTTTCCCAAAATCGTCCACCGGTTCCCAAATGCAACAGCGCAGACTAATCGGATGCTCGGAAGTTATCTGGACCAAGACTTCCTCTGCCAACTCCCGATTCGCATAGCCACTTGCAGAGCTTTGATGGAACAGGTCCTGCGTAGTCAACCCAGGCAAATCGGATACCGTCATGTGACCGCTCAGACCTGCAGCCTTGACCCCAGTCAGACGCTTCTCCGGTTGACGACGAGTTCGCCTGTGCGTGAGGATGCGATCACCGTTCCTCACAACGTAGTACGAGATCAGTTGGGTGACTTCGGTCGTAAGTTCTGCGTCGGCCCTCCGCATGGCCGATGGTGTCGAAATGAGGTTCAGCAAGGCTTCCGAAACCGGCCAGACTCCTGTGCCCGGCAGCAGTTCGCTAACGGTCACGTACGGAACCACGATCAGCGATTCTTCGGCGTATTTTTTGGGTAGGTCGGGAGTCATGAATCAGATTCTGGTGCGTCAATAAGTTGTGGCGGTGCTGATCGGATTAGATTGCGAGATCGGTGCAATCCAAATCCCGATGTTTCTAGAACGGTAGCCCGAATCACTAATAGTAGTGTGTCTGATTTTGGTTGAACAAGACCACACTATGTATAAACGCATAAGACAGCACCATTCAGAGGTGCTTGGCTGCTTGACCACAATGGGCGCACCTACCTTCTTGCCGAAGACGGAATTTACCCGCGATTAGACGATGTTGGTACTCATGGCAGTTAACTCACTGACGCAGTCATGCGCTTTCAGTCAACGGTTTTTCCTTCTGGCGCTAATTGAGGAGAGAGTTTTCTCGATGCTTGTTCCAGCTGCTCAATTACCCGTCCAATTGCAACCCGTTTCATGCTGGCTGCTCACGCTGCGGAGCAGACCTTAAAAGCTAGAGTGGACTTGGGTTCAAATCCAAAAATATTAAATGCATCATGTTGGTGCAATTCAGCCGTTAAGTTCTTACCACGCATTCACGCTCATTTACTTTTAATTACTAAGTAGTCGAAATAGGAAGTTCATAAGTAGTCAACCATCCACCACCACTACGAATTGTCCCTCTTGAGTACGAAAAGAGGGACACTGTCCCCCTCTAGATGGAGACATCAGAGGGGGATTTTCTTTTTTATTAGCACTTAATGGTTAATTTGAGAGACGTTTTCTCGGATAACTCGAATCCAAGCCAGTTGTTGCCATTTCTAGTTCTGCCGGAACTATGCCCGTGGATCAGAAGGCATGCCGACGTAGTCATTTCACTTCGACCCACAAAAACTTATTTGATATCAAGGGTTTAAGGTTTTTCCTGCTTGGACTCGAAACAACTCTAATGAGCAACAATCAGCTTGAATCTGTTTTGTCTGGTTGTACGTGCTCGCGGCCCAGTTCAGCAGGCTTGTTATCTTGGTTTTGCAGGGTTTGAGGGAAGACCATCGACTGCTGCTCGTATGCCTGTATGTCTTCAATTCGATAGAGCACACGGCCAAGCATCTTGAGGTAGGGCAGCCCTTGATCATTGGAGCGCCAATATTGAAGTCGAGACGTCGAGCAGTGCCATCTGGCGGCAAGCATCTGGTCTGTAAACAAGGCTGAATCGGTCGTGATGCCAGTTGGAGGTAACTTCGGGGTTTTCTTCTTTCTGGGCTTGATGACCCAGCGCTAATTGCGTTCAATCAGTGTTTCCAGTGCTTGCACCTCCCGGCTGTACAGCGGGAAACGAGTGGTTAACTTGTCGCCAACAAAATCGGTAACTGTCTCTTCCCGGATACGCGTTTTGATTTCTTCAAGGCGCTTTTGTGCATCCTTAACCCGTTGAATCCGTTCTTTCTCGCGCTCTCGCATACAGCCTCTTCATGTTGTGAAAGGGAGGCATTGTCGAGTCAGGCTGTTCTGAGGCATTGATCTGTACGCAGTGAATGGCGGCCCCGTGCAGAAGCAGTCTTCAGCCACCCATAGACTCGATGGAATGAGATTCGCGAGTTGCCCCCGTATCAGGTTCATCGGTTGACCTGAGAGATGCATGCTTTTCTGGTCTCGTTTCGCGAGCACCAATCGAAAACATTCAGTTTTATTTTCATTTTCTGTAAGAATCCAGAAAAAGGGGTGCAGAAACGATGGACGAAATGGAATCAATGCAGTTGCTAATACAGGACTGCATCGGAAAATTGCCTGTCATTCTGTTGGGCAGCGGCGCATCAGTAGCGCACGGCATTCCAGGTATGGGTCCGTTGGGCAAGCATCTTGCTTCCTCAATCCTGCCAGCTCCTTGTCAGTCCGAACCACACCTCACGGGATGGAGAGACTTCCTGGACAAAGTCCAGAAGATGGACCTTGAATCGGCGCTGACTGGCGTCAACGTGACGCCTGAAGTGCTTGAGCACATCGTGCACGCTACCTGGAAGTTCCTCAATGCAGCGGACTTCCAGGTTTTCGAGCAGGTACTGACCGACCGACGCTTGCTACCGCTCAGTCAGCTCTTTCAGCACATGCTACGCAGCACAGCCATGGAGCTCCAAGTCGTGACTCCGAACTACGACCGTCTTGCTGAGTACGCCGCAGAGGCGGCCGGCTATAGCGCCTACACTGGTTTTACTTTCAGCATGTTCGGCTCGCGTGCAGTTGATTTGCCCCGAATCCATGTTGGGCGACGGCAGGCGCGGACGGTTAACGTCTGGAAGGTTCATGGCTCTCTGGGCTGGTTCAGCGGAAGAGACGGCTCCATCGTAGCGCTCCCCCCCTTGGGGACTGTCCCTTGTGGCTTCACCCCTGCGATAGTCACGCCTGGCACTGAAAAATACCGGCGCACCCACGACGAGCCATTCCGCAGCGCGATGCACAGCGCAGACGATGCAGTCGCTCGTGCCAACGCCTTCTTATGCATCGGCTACGGCTTCAATGATGATCACCTGCAGCCGCTAATGATGGAACGCTGCACGCGGCCAGAGGTCCCGTTGGTACTTATCACCAAGGAAATTAGCTCCACGGCTCATCGGTTTCTAAAAAGCGGACGCTGCAGCCGTTACGTAGCACTCGAGGAATCAAAAAACGGCACGCGCATGTTCAGTCACGAATTTCCCGATGGCTTGGAGCTGACTGACCAATCCTATTGGCGCCTTGACCAATTCCTTCCACTTATCACTGGGTGAATACCTATGAGCATCCTCGATTACAAAGACAACGAATCGCTTGGGCGTGTCCGGTCCGTGGATACCGCAACAGTCGTTATCGCGGTGGACGATGTAGAGCGACTGCGCAAACTGCAGGTCAATCGGTTGGCCGTGTTGCAAAGCAGTCGCGTTGGTCAGCATCTGATTGGCATCATCCAGAAAATCACGCGCACAGCAGTCGATGGCAAGGGAAACCCCATCGATACAGAAGACGATCTTGATGGTGATCGCATCGCTGAACTCAACTTGGTGCGTATCGGGCTAATCGGCACACTCATGGACAAGATTGGGGTCCGCGATAACGTGTTCCTGCGTACGCTTGAGACAGTTCCAGAGATTGATGCCAACTGCTTTGCCCTTGAAGGAGCACGGTTGACGGCATTTATGCGCGTAATTGCGAACATTTCGGGCGAAGGGCAGAAGCTCACACTCGGCCACTACACCTTAGATGAAAGCGCTGACGCTTTCTTAAACGGCAACAAATTTTTCCAACGGCATGCAGTCATTGTCGGCAGCACAGGCTCTGGCAAGTCCTGGACAACGGCCCGGATTCTCGAGCAAGTAGCAGCCCTTCCGAACGCAAATGCGATCGTTTTCGACATCCACGGAGAGTACGCCCCGTTGGCCTCGAAGGGCTTTCGACACTTCCGCATTGCAGGGCCGGTCGATCTAACTGGCAAGGCATCTATTGACCACGGAGTAATCTTTCTGCCGTACTGGTTGCTCGGTTACGAAGCCATGACGTCGATGTTTGTCGAGCGATCCGATCAGAACGCACCAAACCAATCTATGGTCATGTCGCGAACCATCCTTGCAGCTAAGCAAAAATATCTTGAGGCGCAGGGCCGTAAAGACGTTCTCGACAATTTCACGATTGACAGCCCGATTCCTTTCGACCTCACTGGGGTCATTGAAGTTCTGAGTGAGCTGAACGAGGAAATGGTGCCAGGTGCGCGCGCCGGAACAGAGAAGGCTGGCGAGTTCAATGGCAAGCTGAGTCGGATGATCCAGCGATTGGAGAACAAGCGTACGGACAGGAGGCTGGGTTTCCTGTTTCAAGGCGCCGATGAAACGCAGACGTTTGATTGGCTCGATCGATTGGTAAAGGCTTTGCTGGCAGGGTCGGTCGATCAGGCTGATGGCGGTGGGGGAGTAAAGGTTATCGACTTCTCAGAGGTTCCGTCGGATGTGCTGCCACTGATGGTGAGTCTGGTCGCTAAGCTCGCTTTCTCCGTGCAGCAGTGGACCGAAGCTTCAATGCGCCATCCCATCGCAATTTTCTGCGACGAGGCACACCTTTATATCCCCGAGCGGCAACAGGCAGGCGGGGCGGGAGAGATCTCCGTCGAAATCTTCGAGAGAATCGCTAAGGAAGGCCGCAAATATGGCGTTGGATTGGTTGTTATTAGCCAGCGGCCCTCTGAGGTCAACCGGACTGTACTGAGTCAGTGCAATAACCTAGTGACCATGCGCCTGACTAATGGGGACGACCAGTCAGTGGTACGAAGGCTGCTGCCGGACAGCTTGGCGGGATTCGGTGACCTACTGCCTGTGCTTGACACAGGTGAGGCGCTAGTTGTCGGAGACGCCAGTCTGTTGCCGACGCGGATTCGTGTGTCTATGCCCGAGCATAGACCTAACAGTGGCACCGTTGAATTCTGGGAGCGCTGGACATCCGATAAGGCTGTCGGCGACTTGGCGGTCGCCGTGGATGGCTGGCGAAAGCAAACCATGCAGCCTCTGAAGGCAACCGCCCCGTGAACGCATCTCAGCCAAAATTCGTGCGACTTAAACTGATTTTGTGAGCGACCGTTCTGGTAGTGAAACCGTAAGTTCATAATGCTGCGAAGCGCGCTTTTAGAGTTCAGGGGATGTGATCCGTTCGGAGTGGTCAAAATATCTTCCTCGCATTCACGCTCTAGCACTCGCTAGCATGATTGAGTGCGAATAGAAAGTTCCTGAGTGGTGAACCATTGACCACCAATACGAATTGTCCCTCTTGAGTACGAAAAGAGGGACACTGTCCCCCTCTAGATGGAGGCATCAGAGGGGGATATTCTTTTTTATTGGCACTTAATAGTTAATTCGAGAGACGTTTTCTCGGATAACTGCAAACCAAGCCAGTTATTGCTATTTCTAGTTCTGTCGGAACTATGCCCGTGTATCAGAAGGCATGCCGACGGAGTCATTTCACTTCCACCCACAAAAACTTATTTGATATCAAGGAGTTAAGGTTTCTCCTGCTTGGACTCGGAACGACTCTAACGAGCAACAATCAGCTTGAATCTGTTTTGTCTGGTTGCACGTGCTCGCGGCCCGGTTTAGCGGGCTTGTTGTCTTGGTTTTTCAGGGTTTGAGGGAAGACGATCGATTGTTGTTCGTATGCCTGTATGTCTTCAATTCGATAGAGCACACGGCCAAGCATCTTCAGATAGGGCAGCCCTTGATCAGTTGAGCGCCAATATTGAAGCCGAGATGTTGAGCAGTGCCATCTGGCGGCAAGCATCTGGTCTGTAAACAGGGCTGAATCGGTCGTGATGCCAGTTGGAGGTAACTTTGGGGCTTTCTTCTTCCTGGGCTTGGTAACCCAACGCTGATTTCGTTCAATCAGTGTTTCCAGTGCTTGCACCTCACGGCTAAACAGCGGGGTGCGAGTAGTCACCTTCCCATCGACAAAGTTGGTGACGGTCTCTTCGCGCGCTCTATTTTTTATTTCCTCAAGGCGCTTTTGTGCATCCTTGACTCGTTGGATCCGTTCTTTCTCGCGCTCTCGCATACTGCATCTTTAAGTTGTGAAAGGGAGGCATTGTCGAGTCTAGGCTGATTGCCGTCGTTCACGGCTCATCGACTGACCGGCAGCCGCCGACCCCAAGCAGTCGGTGAGCAGCGTTTGCTGCATGTCCGCCTTTCAATTCATCGATTCGGCAGTTGTGTAACGGTAGGCTTCTAATTCTTTTTACGATGGACAGCAACCATCACCTTCGCAATCGCTTCGAACTCGGCCGAGTGGGCGGATGTGGCGCGAGTCACCAATGCAATTACCCGCTTGGGGGCAGGGTTTGCCAGAGGCATTGCTTTGAGCGATAGATTTTGAAGAAGGCCGCTCTTGATCGCCATCTCCGGCAGTAAGGCCACGCCCATGCCTGAGGCGACCATCTGAACCAGCGTCAGCAGACTGGTGGCTTCCATTCCGTCCACACTGGCAACCTCTGCCGTCCGGCAGGCCTGCAGAGCGTGGTCGCGCAGGCAATGCCCTTCCTCGA